CCTATCGTTTTACAGAGTTAGGATACCGCAACACACCCGCTTAGCTTGCGGGGTAAGGGGAAGATTTGATGCAAGTGACAATGATCGAATGCGACAAGCTACAGGGTCATCCACGAAATTACCGCGAACATCCAGATGATCAACTCGCACACATTAAGCAATCGCTGACGCAGTTTGGATTCTATCGCAATGTCGTAGCGACGAAAGAGAATGTGATCCTTGCGGGGCATGGAGTCGTCAAGGCTGCAAAGGATCTTGGCATCAAGAAGGTTCCGGTCATGAAAGTTGACCTTGATCCTGAATCCACAGCGGCGTTGAAAATTCTTACAGGCGATAACGAGATCGCAAGTCTCGGCATTGTCGATGACCGCGAGCTAACCAATATGCTCAAGCAGATTCGCGACGATGACGAACACGGATTGCTAGGCACAGGATTTGACGATCAGGTGCTTGCGAATCTCGTCATGGTCACGCGGACTGGAACCGAGGTTGAAGATTTTGATGCTGCGGCTGAATGGGTTGGTATGCCGGAGTATGACGGCGAAGCACAAAAGAATTACAAGCTATTGATTAAGTTTGAAACAAAGGAGCTACGCGACGAGTTCTTGTTTAAGCAGTGCGAAGCTGACAAGGCAAGGCAGTTCAAGAACGATACTGTAGCTATTTGGTATCCTCCGAAAACGCCTCGCGATATGAAGTCCATTGAGTTTCGTGACAAAGACGATAAGGCAGTAGCAAAGAAACCATGACTAAACATCCAGAGTTCCCGATCTACATTCCGAGCAAAGGTCGCTACGGACGCAGTGAAACGGCTCGAATGTTTGATAGGTACGGAACACCGTATCGTGTAGTAGTCGAGCCGCAGGAGGTAGACAACTACGCAAAGGTCGTAGGCAAGGAGCGATTGGTCGTGCTTCCAAAGAACGATCAGGGCTTGGTATATGCTCGCAATTTTTGCAAGCAGCACAGTATCGACGAAGGTCACGAACGGCATTGGCAGTTCGATGATGACATCCGGCAGATGGGAAGGATGTATAAACGCGACAGGATTCAATGCGACAGCAACATTGCTATCGTAGCTGCCGAGCAGTTCATACAGCGGTACGAGAATGTTGGCCTGTGTGCTTTCAATCACATCGGGTTCCTCCCGCCTATGGCGAAATGCGATCCGTTCCACTTGAACACGCGATGCTATACGTGCTTCTGCATGTGGAACAAGCTACCGAACACATGGAGGTATCGATACAACGAGGATACCGATATGTCCTTGCAGGTTATTGCTGCGGGCTACTGCACGATAATGTTTAATGCGTTCTTCATGCAGACGTGTGATACCAACTACGGAGGCAAAGAGTCAAAGGTCGAAGGAGGTCAACAAGCTGTCTATGCTGATGATGGACGCTTAAAGATGTCCCGCGATCTTGAACGGCAATGGCCAAGGATCGTAACAACGTCCCGCAGGTTCGGACGACCACAGCACAAGGTCGCGAAGAACTGGGCGAAGTTTGATACGAAACTCATTCGACGCAAGGACATTGACTGGGAGAACATGCCGGCAATCGACGAGCTTGGTATGACTCTGACTGAAATAGACAAGATCAAACATCCTGAAATTCAAAAGACTTTCGACTCGTACAAGGACACTCATGGGTAGCAAAGCAAAGATCGTCGTTCCGTACGGAGACACTAAGCAAGCACAGAAGTTTGCTGACGCATGGAAGGTCGATTGGTCGCATCCGTTGATGCACTTTCAGTACGACCGCAACAAGGAGGGATGTGCCCAAACGAAGAACAAGGGAATGGCACATGCGTTAGCTGACGGTGCTGAGTTCATAGTCATTCTTGATGATGATTGTTTCCCACATGACGGTATTGATTCACCTGAATTGTTGATCGAAGCACACAAGGAGTCTATGAAACCGCAGCAAGTCAAGCGATTCAAGGAGGTTACGTTCCCTGTGTCGCGAGGTACTCCGTACATGGCAGACAACCATTACATGGAAATGCCCGTAGCTTGCTCGATGGGATTTTGGCATGAGATAGGTGACTACTGTGCGGCAAGACAGCTTGCGTTTCAGGGAGTTGATATGGAGTTCAAGCACGACCCTATCTACGAAGAATACTTCCCGCTGTGCGGAATGAACATTGCGTTCTACCCCGAAGAATGGAATCCTTGGTGCCAGCAGATCGAGGTTCCAAGGTACGACGACATTTGGATGGGGTGGTTGTGGCAGCGAGAAGCGTATCGACGAGGGTACTGCTTCTCGTTGAACGGACCTACGATTCGACACTCGCGTCAGAGCAACGTATGGAAGAACCTAAAGATTGAAGCAAAGTACGCAGAGCAAAATGATACGCTGTGGCGGGAGATCGCAGCAACAGAGTACACATGCTACGAAGATTTGCGAGGGTTACTGCCAGCATGAGCAAGCAACCGATTATCGAAACTGCTGGACTTATCGAGCAAATGTACGACTTGAACAAAAAGAGGGAGCTAACCGCTACTCGGCAGTTTATGTTCACAAAGGTCGGACGCACAGCATCAGAGTCGATGCACCAGCAGTTGTTAGGTAGCGTTGTAAATTACCTGCGGCTTGGAAGAGTCAAGCAGGTAGTGCAATACTACAGAGAGTTCGACTACACAAAGATAAATATATGTCATAATCATATCCCGATTAGAGCGATGATTGCAGGAAAGTTGTTTCCATCTGCTTGGTATGACTCGCTGTACAAGTGGGGTGGTTGCCGCAATCCGTGGGACAGGCTCGTATCCTTCTGGCGAATTAAACAAGACGAGCAGAGGGGAGCAGGCATCGCACAGAATTGCAATACGCTGCAAGAACTTGTCACGCGATTAGAGAACAAGGAGTGTCGCTATTTCGTTCCAGAAAGCAATAAGTACACAATCATGCAACCGATGTGGCGATGGTTGTTGCCAGAGTTTGATTACATAACAAGGTACGAGTTCTTAAAGCAAGATTGGGCAAAGGTAGTATCTGATCTAGGTATTCCAGAACTCGTGTTAACAAAGCACAACGCATATCACAAACAAGTTGATACTGCAAAAAGAAAATCGTATCTTGATTACTACGACAGTCGATTAGCCCGCAGGGTTGGCATTCTGTACAAAGATGATTGCAAGATATTTGGCTATGCTGACATTGAAGATCGCACTCCATTCGATCAGTCACGAATAAAAAACAATCTCAAAGAACACTGGTCTGAACTTGGATACGACGGAGCATCCCAGTAAGTCCGACATTCGTTTATTTGGTCGTGCTATGTCACAACGCTGGCCCATGCCGAAAGAGTATCGGGATGCGATGATTAAAAGATTGATCCGAGTAGTCGCAGATCCGCAGAGCAGCAACAGAGACATCGCTGCCGCTAGTCGCGTGTTGATCTCAGCAGAGCAACAGAACCAACAGGACGATCAACATGAAGTGGATACTCAGCAAGGACGAAATCGTTTTCTTGATGTCGCTGCCGGACTTGGAATTGCAAAGGCTCTTGAGCAACTATCCGACGAAGGAGCAGGAACAGATAATCTCACAGTTGATGCAGGAAGCGTCAAGCCAAAAGACTGACGTTGAAAAACGCAAAGACAAGGACAGGAATCGTGATGCAGGGACGCAAGCCAGAGCGAGGCACGCTCGCAAGACTCGTCTTGCACTGCAAGATATTGCTCCACTGCCTGATGAGTATGATCTTGAAGAATTGAAGATCCGAGCGAAGGCGTCAGAGTCGCTGCTGTTCCATCTGCAAACGTGTTATCCAAATGCGTTCAGCCTTCCGTTTAGCGAAGATCATCTGCGGCTGATTACGCAGATTCAATCCGCTTGCGTCACTGGAGAGTTGAAAGCGATAGCAATGCCGCGAGGTAGCGGCAAGACAACGATTGTGGTTCGTGCTGCGTTGTGGGCTTTGTTAGCTGGGCATCGCAAGTTCGCAGTCATCGTCGCTGCAACAGAGGGGTTCGCACAGAAGCTACTCACCGGAGTCAAGACAGAGATCCTGACTAACGGGATGCTGACGCGACTGTACCGTCAGGAGTTGCACTGCTTGCAGTCGCTTGAAGGCGAAGCGAAGCGGGCGATAGGTCAAAGGTACGAAGGTAAGAAAACGAACGTGCAGTGGCTCGGAGGTCAGATGTCGTTCGGGTACGTGCAGGGGGTAGCTACCTCTGGGTCGATCCTTTCGTGCTGCGGGCTAACGGGGAACATACGAGGTCAGCAAGTCACAGGAGTAGACGGAACGATTCATCGCCCTGATCTTGTGTTGCTAGACGACCCGCAGACGAAAGAGTCAGCATCATCACCTTCGCAGTGTCAGAAGCGTCACGAAATTATGATGGGCGATGTCTTGGGCATGGCAGGACCGCACACCTCGATCTCTGCTTTGTGTACTTGCACTGTGATCTACAAGAATGATTTGGCCGATCAGCTACTCGACCGCAAGCTGTCACCAGTTTGGCAAGGCGAAACGTGCAAGCTAGTTTACGAGTGGCCGAAGAACGAAAAGATTTGGGACGAGTATCGCACTGTGTGGGAGGATGAACTGCGTGCTGATGGTAACGGAAGCATCGCTCGCAAGTACGTCGAGGACAACAGCGAAACGATGCACGAAGGTAGTCGTGTTGGTTGGGAGCATCGCTATGGAGCAGGAGAGGTATCGGCATTGCAACACGCATACAACCTTCGGTTCAGGGACGAAGCAGCGTTCTACGCCGAGTATCAGAACGATCCGATGGCGGGACAGGTAGACAAGCCTTTCGAGTTGACTGCCGAGGTCATTGCCCGAAAGGTAAACGGAGTCACTCGCCGCAACATTCCCTCGGAGTGTGAACGCATCACGACATTCATCGACGTTCAGAACAATGTTTTGTTCTACTGCCAGATGGCTTGGGAGATGCAAGGCCGAGGTCACGTCATTGACTACGGGACATGGCCCGATCAACAGCGGTTGTACTTTACGAAGTCGCAGATACAACGAACGTTGCAGGAGGTACACAAAACAGAGAACTTGAACGAGGCAATCTATCTCGGATTGCAAAGTCTGTTAGCTACCCTGTTTGAACGCAAGTATCGCAGGGACGACGACACCTATATGTCTTTGGATCGCGTAGGCATTGATGCAAGGAACGGTTATCACACTCGCACAGTTCGTAGGTTCTGCCGCGAGACGAAGTACATGGGCAGGGTACACCCGCAGTTCGGTCTGTATATCGGCAAGGACAACAAGCCTTGGCACCAATGGACGCACAACAAGACGCACCGCATGGGAGTTCATTGTCGTATGCAACCACCTCCGAAAACTGACAAGGGTGTTCGCGAGCTAATGGTCGATACAAACTGGTGGAAAACATTTGCTGCTGAACGATTGTTGGCTAGTGTCGGTGCTGATCAAAGCATCCTGCTGTTCAAGGACAGTCCAGCAGTTCACAGGATGTTCGCTGAACATTGCATTGCCGAGACTCCAATTCAGGTCGTAGGCAAAGCAGGAAACGAAGTGATCGAGTGGAAGCAGAACGGCAGTCAGAACAATGACTTCTGGGATTGTCTCGTAGGCAACTGCGTCCTAGCTTCGATTGAAGGAATCAGAATGGATGTCAAGACAGAAGCAGTGAGAACACAGACTCCGAAACGCAACAAACGCCAACGCAATTTTGTAGGGATGTAATCATGGGTCGATACGTACAAGTTGACGTTCCCGCATCGGCATGTCCGAAGTGTGGATCCACAAGCCGCACGAAGTATCACAGGACAAGGGAGCTACGCAACGTGAAGATCGGATCTACGTTCTATCCCAAGGTCGTGTTCCGACGCACCTCCTGCGTGGATTGTGGGCAGAACAGAGTCGAGCGTGTGCTGTATGCAAAAAGTAATTCCGCAGGACGGACTCAGAAGGTTGATCAACACGACCAAGATCCATTACCATCTCAGCATGTACACACAACAAGACTTGCAGACGAAGATTCTCGCAATCGACGAGAAGATTGAGTCAGGTGTTACCTCGACTTCTGTTGACGGTACGACCGTTGCGATCTCGATTGCCGAACTTCGCACAGAGCGTGACCGATTGAATACTATGCTTGACCAGTATCGCAAGCGACGACCCACAACAGCAACGATCTATCTCGCATGAAACTACTTGACCGACTGCTGGGACGCACAGATACAAAGTTCGGGTACGATGCACTGGAAGGTGGTGGCAAGCGTAAGCAGTCCACTAGCTCGGTCTTTCGTGAAGACTACTGGGTCAAGGGGAGCAAGCGTGACCGGCTACAGTCGACCGCTGCGGACCTTACACGGAACCTCAGCCTTGCAAGCTGGATGGTACGCCGCCACTTGGACTACGTTTCGCAGTTTAATTTCAAGGCGACCACAGGGAGCAAGGAGCTAGACGATCAAATCGAAAAGCTCATGCTCGTCGATTCAGCACGACAGAGGTTTGACATCGCAGGCAAGTTCACCCGCGAGAAAATGTTTCGCCTAGCCGAGATGCGTCGTGTGCTTGATGGCGACACAGCATTGATCAAGATGCAGGACGGAAGGATACAGGGATTGCAAGCTGACCTGATCTCAAACCCTCCGTCAATGAATCAGAAACAAACTTGGATCGACGGAATCCAGATCAGTCAGTACGGACGACCTATCCGGTACGGGGTAAGTACGAGGACAGGATACACAGGCACAAAGTTTGTTCGACCTGTTCAAGCCAAGAATGTAATTCACTACGGATTCTTTGATCGCTACGCACAAGATCAGGTGCGAGGTATCTCGCCTCTTGTTGCTGGCTTGAATCCACTGCGTGATGTGTACGAGAACTTTAACTACGCATTGCTCAAAGCAAAGGTTAGTCAGCTATTTGCTCTTGCGTTTTATCGCGATGCCGAGGAAGCACCGTTGGCCATTGACGACTTTCACGATGGGTCCGGTCCAGCCGACACAGACTACGATCATGTCGCAGCACCTCGCGGCTTTCAAGCGTTCATGAAGTCCGACACGCGATACGTCGATATGGACCCCGGCGAGAAGGTCGAAGTGATCGAAAGCAAAACACCTTCCGGCGAGTTTCAAAACTTTACACAGCTTGTGATTCAAGTAGCTATCAAGTGTCTGGACATTCCCTACTCGTTCTACGATGAGAGTCACACCAACTTCTTCGGCAGTCGTGCAGCGTGGCTACACTACGAGCGTTCGTGCAAGGACAAGCGTGACGATCAGATCGAAATGCGATCAGACTACACAATTTGGAAGCTACAGCAGTGGGTCTTGAATGATCGGTTGACCTTGCCGGCAGGTATGAATGTTTCGGACATCAGGTTCGATTGGGTTCCTCGCGGGATGCCTTGGTGGGATCCGAGCAAGGAGATCAACGGAGCAGTGCAGTCGATTCAGGCTGGGCTTGATACCCCGCAACGAATCTGTCGATCTACTGGCACCGACTACTTTGACAACGTAGACGAGATCGCAAAGGCTACAGAGTACGCAGCAAGCAAAGGTGTAGCCCCTCTCTGGGCAGTACCGGATACCGCATCGCAGGACACAGCATTGGCAAAAACAGACAGCGACAAGTCGAAGGATGACAAGCCAAAAGACGACAAGCCGAAGCAGATCAGCACAAAGACTACAAAGCCTGTAGCTCCTGCGGCTACTGATGCTGCTCCTGCTGCTGGACTTGGCATGATGAAACCAACCTTCGATGCGTACGGGGTCGCAGTGCGATCCGGTGCGATAACACCTTCGCAGGCTGACGAAGAACAGTTCCGTTCGCAAGCGAAACTACCACCGATGAACGAAGGTGTCATCGAAGCATGGCAGAACGACGGAGGGTACAGGCGACCGTTGACTATCGCAAGCGGAGATCCTGAGTCGGATGTCGTGCCTACGCCAAGTGATCCTGAGAAACCAAACGACACGCAAAACGAGAACACTGATGACAGCAATTCATAGCTTAAAGTCGCAGCCTACGAATGATGTAGCTGACATGCGGTTTGAACGAGCAATCGTCGATGAGCAAATCAAGCCTGACGTTACAGAAGCAAGCGGTATGTACTCTGCTGGCATGATTGAAAATGTGTCCTTGATCAGCGGAGGCGAAGCACTCGGTCACGAAATGTGGATTGATAAGCAAACACTGCAACAAGTCGCGGAGCTTGGCGAGCAAAGCGGAAGCATCAAGGTTCGCTTCACTCATCCGACGATGTGTTCAGATGGACTAGGGCGTGCGTTAGGACGAGTCAACAACTTTCGTGTCGCGAACGATCAGGTCATAGGCGACCTACACTTCTTCGAGTCAGCACACTCAACTCCTGAAGGTGATCTCGCTGAATACGTGATGATGCTAGTTAACGAGGATTCAACTGCGGCTGGACTAAGCATTGTGTTCGAAGCGGATCTGGAAGCACAAGAAGATTTTGTTTCGCAGTACGCAGAGGCAGGTACGTTTACTAGCCCAGACCCAAACAACGTCAAGCAGTACACACACGTTCGTCTTGCGAACCTACGAGCCGCCGATGTAGTTGACGAACCAGCAGCGAATCCAACAGGGATGTTTCATCGCGACGACCTACGCAAACAAGTCAGTGGAATCTTGAGTTACTCGCTCGGATTATCCACCCACAAACCACGCACGATATTCGGGATCGATCCTGATCGTGCATCGGCGTTCGTCCAGAAGTGGATGATCGAAAACAATGTTGAATTACACACACCTACGGAGTCAGATATGTCGTCTGAGCAAACCGAGGATCAGGCTCCGGTTGATACCCGCGAGACTGTCCTTCAAGAGATGACCAAGTTCACTGATGAATTTGGAATCGAGAATGGAACGAAATGGTTTCAAGAGAACCTGTCATTGTCGGACGCATACGAGCAGGAAGCGAAGCAACTTCGCGAAGATTACAAACTGCTGTCGGAAGAAAACGACGAACTGCGTACGAAACTTGCGTCAGTCCAGATCGGTGAGGCAGAACCCATCGACGTAGTTGGCAGTGCTGACGAACCTGAGCGAGTTGATTACAAATCGTTCTTCAAGATTAAACAGTCGTCGAACTAGCGGCAGTAAACGCAGCAGGAAAACAATTACGTCTCAACACCCTAGAAATACAGAAGTAGAATCATGGCTCAAAACCCAGCACCACTTTCCGAGTTGATCAAGATCAACGATCAAAACCTTTCAGACGTTGAAGGTATCAGTGACTTGTTGCAAGACGCACCGCTGCTCAATGCACTGGTCGCGGACTTCGCAAGCAACGGAACCCAGCACAAGTACCTGAAAGAAACAGCCGCACCTGTCGTTGGCTTTCGTGCGATCAATGACGGACGCGATCAAGGTCACTCCGAGGATACGAAAGTGTCTATCGACTTGGCTCTGCTTGATTGCAGTTATCACGTCGATCAAATGTATGCCGACGAGTACCGCTACGGTGCAGAGGCTTGGTTAGCTCGCGAGTCGCAGAGAGCATTGCAAGCTGGATTCTTCAAGGCCGAGCAACAGTTGATCTACGGTACAGGTGCAGACGCAGATGGATTTACAGGCTTGGCCGATGCGTCCACTATTAACGGAGCAGCGGATCCAATGGTTGTAAACGCAGGAGGTTCAACTGCGTTGTCTAGCGTGTACCTTGTGCGTAGTGTTGACGCTTTGACCGATGTGACTTTGATCACAGGCAATGATGGCAACATCGCTGTCGGTGATACCTATCAACAGATGATGGACGGAAGCTCGACTGGAATCTTCAATGCGTATGTGACTCCTGTTAGTGCGTACCTTGGCTTGCAGATTGGTTCAATCTACTCAGTTGGACGCATCTGTAACATCGACGGAGGTTCAAACAGTTTGACTGATGATCTAATTAGTCAAGCGATTTCAAACTTCCCTGCCTCGCGTCCACCGACTCACCTTGTTATGAATCGTCGGTCGATGCAACAGTTGCAAGCAAGCCGAACTGCGACAAACCCTACAGGTGCACCCGCACCGTTCCCGCAGAGTTCAATGAACGTTCCGATCATCACAAGCGATGCAGTCACAAACACTGAGTCTGCTCTAGTCTAATGGGAATGTTCATCGAAGGATTACAGAAGCACAACGTACGGCTGTTTGACAGTGCCGGTGTTGAAGTTCTGTACCTACGAGGACAGATCGAGATCAACCTGACTGCAGTGTTGGGTTCAACGAATTGGCAGGATGAAAACACAAGCGACACATACCTCGGTATCAAGTCGATAGATTTCATCTTGCAACCTGCGAAGCTATCTATTGCAGGGAACCTTGTTGAACCTAGTCGCGGTGACATGATCCGCTACGAAGGATACGACTATGACTTGATTCAAACTGGCAACGGTACGTTCTGGTCATGGTCGGATGGGTTCAAGACGTTCTACAGGATCCATACGAGTCGAGCCAATGTCGCGTCTTAGTGAACTTCGTGACGCAGTAGCGGCACACCTGACAGCGAACCTTACGACTTCGGTTGTCACAAGTGTTGTGAGTAACTTCACGCCGGAGGAACTCGACGAACCTGTGATCGCGGTGAAAAGCGGTGACAGAGTTGTGCAGATTGACATGGGTGCGGACAGCAGAGTGGTCACGCTTGTGATTAGTGTGCTTGGACGCAAGCCGAAGTCAGAGGGATACGCAGCGGAACCTACCGCAAGCTACAGGGAGCAGGAGGTCACAGCGTGTGACGCTTTCGATCTTGTAGCTGAGAACGTCCTTGCAGTATTCACTCCGTTAACAGACTACGCCCGCTGTCCGATTGCGGGACACAGATTGACTTCCGTTACGCAGGAGGTTGGATTTGACATTCCAGCCTACTACGAAAACGGAGTATGGTTCACAAACATTACTCTTGAATTCTACGACTACGACGACGAGGACATATAACGATGCCGCAACTATCAACCGACCTGAGCCGAGGTGCGTACTCTGGCAAGGAAACATTCTTGTACTACAACACTGCGACCTACGCATCGCCTACTTGGGTTGAGATCCCAAGAGCAAGAAACATTTCGATCAATGATGGTCCTGCTCTCGCTGACGTGGAGTTCCACGGTTCGTCGAACACAAGTCAGATACCGGGGTACTCTGCGTTCAACGGTTCGTTCGAGTATGTCCGAAGGAGAACGACCGCAGCCGTACCCGATGAAGTGTACGACGATCTCAAGGACGCATCCGAGAATGGATACATCCTCGACATGATGCACTTGAATCAAGCATACGAGACAGGGAACCCTGCTGTGACCAACCCTGACGCGATTGGATGGCGGGCACCCATTATCCTTGGTCAATTTGCGGAGACAGCTAACGGAGGTGATCCTGTCGTCGCAAGTATCCCATGCAGTTTGGCTGATGCGTACGACGCGTCGAACAATCAGATTGCCAAGGAACCTTACCCTGCACCGTAGCAGTGTGTACCATGTGAAGCGGTAGCACAGTGCTGCCGCATACCGCAGGCAAATTGGGGATAACATGCCACATACTTTCAAAGACGGAAACGGGAAACAGTTCACGATCGAACTCACACTAGGTTCGGTCAGGATGGTGCGAGGCAAACTAGCACTAGACTTGTTCAACGAAAGCGACTGGACACAGTTGATGAGTAGCTTGCTTGATCGCCTTACCTATGTTTGGTGGTTGTGCAAGGATCAAGCCGAAGCATACGGGTACGACATAGACGCCTTCGATCAAGCCTTGTGTTCTGGTGACGCAGCGAACCTTGCATCGGATGCTTGGTTGGAGGAACTGATTGTTTTTTACGCGGGCCTGAGCCAAGTCAAATTACAGAAGCTGACGAAAGCATACCTGACGGGTACTCAGGCCGAGAGAATCAAGTTCGGGACGAGCGAGTTCGAGGACTTGTTGAAGCAGACGCTCAGTGGTGTAACATCTTCCACGCCGCAAGCATCGTAGGGATAGATTGGAAACCGCTTTCGTTCCATGAACTCGGAGTCGTAACACGAAGTCGAAGGGTTGAGCAATGGGATCACACGACACATCTTTCGAGTCACATAATGTCGTGCTGGGCCAAGGCTCCGATACAACCTTCGACTCTCAATCCGTATCGCCAGACAACGACCTACGACGATCCTGCCGCAGAGTATCACAGGTTGATCAATGAATCCCGTAGCAACAGCATTAGCAAAAGGGATCAACGCAAAGGTCAGCAAGATCAAGTGGCAACAGGCGAAGATCAAGCGTCGCAATCACTACCTCGCAGCACAGGGAGTGAAGGACAGCCTGAGGTTCATCGTGACGCGAGCGAGAACGAAGGAGTTGATCCGTAAGAAAAACGCAGTGAGCAAACCGGGCGGTCGTCCAGTAGTTCATACGAAGCGTGCGTTATCGCGAATGGGTTTCAACTACAGCTACAAGGATCTCACCGGAGTAGCTGGTCCGGTCAAGGTTCCTGACCGTGATCCTTTCGTTCGCAATGCTGTTACTGCTCCGAATGCTTTGGAGTACGGAGGACAGTACACGATCCAAGAACACTGGCAGCAATTTGGATTCAGCAAGGAGGGTCGTTGGGTACGCACTACGAAATCAACCTCTGGTGAAGCGAAGAAGTCACGCCGACGAAAGCGAAAGATCACGATACAACCTCGACCGTTTATGAAGCCAGCACTTGAATTTGAAATTGCATCTGGCAACGTAGTCAACTCATTCAAAGATAAGTGGAGCGTGTAATGGCAAAGGCAGTCGAAGCAGGCAAAGCGTATGTTTCGCTAGGTCTGAAACCCAATATGAAAAAGGGTTTGCAGTCTGCATCAAAGCAGATGAAAGCAATGGGTCGCAGTCTTGCAATGGGTGGTGCCGCAATAGGTGCGGCAGGTGGTGCTGTTCTTGCACCGTTGTTGAAAGCTACCTCTGACTTCGCAGCAATGGGCGATGAGATCCACAAGATGTCCGCGAGGACAGGCGTAGCGAAGTCAACCTTATCTGAACTTGCGTTCGCAGCCGAACAGTCTGGTGGTAGCGTACAGGATGTCGAGAAGGCGTTCTTCGGTTTGTCGCGAGCTATGTTCGATGCGGCACAGGGTAGCAAGATGCCCAAGGAAGCGTTGTCAGCTATCGGTTTGACCTTCGAAGAACTCGATGGACTGAACCCCGAAGAACAGATGAACAAGGTAGCTGATGGGCTTGCGGGTATTGAAGATGTGTCAGTGCGTGCCGCAGTCGCACAGAAGTTGTTTGGCCGAGCCGGTAGGCAAATGCTCCCGATGTTGTCCGAAGGTGCTGCTGGCATGGCTGCGTTGAGACAAGAAGCACGCGACCTTGGTAGAGGTATGACCGGCGAGGATGCTGACGCCGCTGCTGAGTACACGGACGCGATGAATCGAGTAGTCAGTGTGTACAAGGGAATCAAACAACAAGTCGGTGCTGCACTCGCTCCTGCTCTTGCGGACATAGCAACGAAGTTCGCGAACATGGCGAAGCACGTAGTCACATTCGTCAAGGAGAACAGAGGAACAATCAAGATGGTTGCGGGAGTAGCGGCAGCGGTGATCGGTCTTGGTGGAGCGATCACTGCTGCGGGCTTTGCATTCATCGGCATCGGTTCGGCACTGTCTGCTGTCGCTGCTACGCTTGGGTTCCTTGTTAGTCCAATCGGTGCTGTAATTGCTGGCATCGCTGCACTTGGGTTTGCGGCCGAACACTATTTTGGATTCATAAGCAAAGCAATTAACTTCGTGATAGAACGATTCAGTCCACTTGTTAGCATGTGGCAGGACAGCATTGCAGCGATTGTTGCAGCGTTAACAGAGGGTGATATGGAGGGAGCGTGGGAGTTGGTAATGCAAGGTCTTGAAGGTACGTTCCTTGATCTTACCGCTGGCATAGGGGCGTACTGGGACACAGCAATGAATGTCCTAGTCGATGCTACCGCTGGAATGGCAAAAGCTATTGGCGGAATCATTAGTCAGCTTGGTGCGTGGATGAAGAAAATGCTCAACGGATACAAGGACTACTACAACGAAGTTTACAACAACGTAACCGAGATGATCGGGGAGCTATCGGGAGTTCGGACTATAGGCGGACCCGTCGATGCGTTTGGAAGCACTGGGGATTTTGTTTTGCAAGCTGGCGATAGTCTGATGGACTTTGGCAGCGGCATGAAAGATAGTGCTGAGGAGTACCGAAAGAATAATCAATCAGACACAGCAGCACGTGAGAAAGATCGACAGGCAAGACTTGCGGACATTCGTGAGAACGCAAAGCAACAAGGTGACGCAGCCCGCAAAGCAAAGAAGGAACGCAATGCAGAGTTGGACAAACTTGCGGGTATGCAACTCGACTCAGGAGACAAAGCAGCATCGGATACCGGAAAGACACGTGGCACTTTTTCGTCTGCCGCTGCAAGAGCAATCGGCATGGGAGGCGGGACGATACAAGAGCAGCAGTTGAAAGCAGCGAAAGACAATCAGAAGAACACGAAGATCATTGCGGAGAACACGAAGGATCTCCCTAACGGAGCGGCGTTCGTCTAACAAGGAAAACAAATGGCTGACATTATTATCGACGCAGCAACTGGGATCTCAATTCGTGAGCTATCAGGTCGCAGCGGAATGGACTCTGCGGATAACAACACAGCGAATCGTCGTTGGCTTGTGCGTGGCAGTTCAGACCCAATAGCTTGTCGTGCAATCTTTGTCGCGTACGCAGGCACGATTAGCCTGTACTCGTACGATGGGCTTGGTCTCAAGGATATGGACTGGGCTTTGTACGCAGACGGTGGACCCGACTCGTGGGAATTCCAAGCCAACTACGACTACACGCCGGAAGTTGGTGGATGCACGATCTCGATTGATACAGGGGGAGGGACTGTCAACACAACATCGGCGTTCAGTCAAACCAAGTTCCCTGCATCGGGAGAAGTCGCACCCGACTACGGTAACTCGATTAACGTTGATGCTGACGGGAACCCTGCTGGCATAGCGAAGGTCATACCGTCGATGAAGATCACGGTCAAAGCAAAGATCGCTGCCGCTTACGTTAACAGTCCGTGTGAGTATGCACAGATCTTGTACGCCTGCACGGGTAAGGTTAACGATGCGGCGTTCCTTTGCTTCGCAGCCGGAGAGGTATTGTTTCTGGGAGCTACCGGAGAACTGATTGCCGAGGATCCAGTACTCAACTTCTCTTTCGAGATCAGTCCGAACGAAACAGGAATGACTATCGGTGACGTATCCGGCATCAACAAGGATGGTCACGACTACATCTGGTTCAACTTCAAGCAGGAACAAGACACAGGAACGAACCTGAAAGTAACGAAAACGAGAGCAGCGTATGTTGCGAAGGTATACGAAGAAGCGGACTTCTCAACGATGAAGATTTGTGCGGCACCGCCAGCACCACCTGCACCATAAACGGCAGACATGAAACACGCAAAAGACAACTCGAATCTGAAAGTCATAGCTGGGCAACCTCTCAAGGCTGAACTTTGGAATCGAGTTATTGACCGGCTACCGAACAATGATGCAGGACAAGGGACAACTGTCTCGCTCATCAACAAGGTAGTCGTGCAGTGCAAGGCACATCAAAACATCGACACAACAGAAGTGTGGGCGGTCGATCAGTTTCTTGGTGAGACTGACCTATACGAAATCGCACCGAGTCATGTCTTAAGTTTGACTGAGGTAGTTTGGCCTGAGCTATGTCACAAGATCGTTGTTGCAGAACGACCTGTCCTGCAAAACGAGATCGGTCCATTTGCGTACAACGGAGGTGCAATAGTCGAACTCGCAGACGGAGTAGGTGACTACGCCTTCCCAGATCCCAGTAACCCGCAGGGGATGAAGCGTGGTAGTTCAGGCTACAAGATCCTGAACCTAGTCGGCACCGACAAGGCTGTAGTTCATCTTGGTGACGTGCAGCAACTGTGGTTGTACAAGCTAACGGAAACCTACATAGGAGGGTCGTCAGGCACAGGACACATTCACACGCTGTACGACGAGCAGTTTAGCAATAGTCCAACAACGATTAACTTTGAGATGGACTGCAAGCCCGATACGTTAGCGGTTGGGCATACAGGCTACTGCATGTTTGCTGACGGAGCATTCTGGGCAATCGACAACTGTTCTACAGGTGGCACTGGCACACAGACGAAGCGAGTGCGATTCGTTCTTGAAAACAAGTTCAACGATACGGGGCAAGCGTTAGCGAACGTGCTTGATAGCTTTGGCAACACAGGGTTGATTCGAGGTGATCAGGTTGTAGTCAATGATCCGCGTAAGTTATTTGCTCACGCGATCGGTTATCAGAACATGAACTTCACACCTCCTGCCATCTCGGACTTCCCGTGTGGTGGATCTATCGGGTACGCAATCTGGACCGAGGCACCGAACACAGATCCACCATCAACTGCGGACTACCCACGCTACGAGGTCGAGCAGTGTACGCAGACAGTAGAACGAATGAAAGTTTATGTCTACGAGTCTGGTTCCAGCGGCAGCGGTACAGACAAGAGTCGACCGACAGGACGAATGCCAACAGACGATGACGGTTGTTGGTTGTACTTCAACGACAGAAACAACTTCGCTTCACGTTGGCCTGACGTAGACTACTGCGAGAGTTGGCAGGACGTAACCGATCCTGAAATCCTCCCGATCTACAAGTACAAAGTGTTTGCGACGAACCCGCATAGGTTTTCGGCCAAGCGTGGTTCGTGGTGCATTATCGAGAAGAACACGACACCGCAACGAGCCGAGAACGCTTGCAACGACCTTACGCCGTACGCAGGTTTCAGTGATCCGGTTCCTCAGTGGGTTATATCCGAAGTGGAGCTACCTCTTGCTCGCTGGATCGCTGTTACGTTTGACACAACTACAGCAGGACAAGACGTATGGAATTACGGAGGTCAGTTTGCCGAAGGTGAAGATCCTTCGTTTGCGTACTTCCCAGATGCCGTGAACCTTAAAGATCGCATCAAGACAGCACCGACCTTGAACACAGGTTGTCTTGTAAAGGGCGAACCGGGCTGGGCATTCTGGGATCCGAACCAACAGCAATACAATGTGGTCGTGACCAACTCTGCGTTGTACGGTACCGCTGTTGAAGTCAAGGCTATAGCGACGACAGAAATGGCCGATGCCTTGTTATCAGCGAGTGAATGTCAAATCACCTACAAGGAACTCAGTACATTTTCAGCATTCGGAATGATTGAAGGTCCAGAACCTGACAACTGCGAAGCTGAAATCACAGACCAGACGATCAACATGGGGCTCGTTCCGCAGACTGTTGTCGCAGGCGTGACTAGGGTCGGTGACACCTTCTGCTTCGATTACGAACAAGTCTATGTTTGCAAGTCTGTCAATCTTCCAGACGAATGCTTGTATGTTTGCTGCGACCCGCCTGTCGAAACAGGTTGCTGTGAAAATTACGATGGCACGTACACGCCGGATCAAACGCAAGTGGACTGCGAAGCAGCAGGAGGAACCTACATGGGCAACGGTTCTGCTTGTCCGGGCCCGTGTGTTGAGTGTGACATTTGCACGAATTGCGATGGTGTGATTCTTTCTCCGCAGTCAATCAAAACTGGACTCGGTGCCGACCCTAGCTTTGCTGAGTCAGAGTTTGTCAAAGACAGTTGTTCCGTTACTTCAAATTGCAAAGTGACTTGTACCGGCGTGTGGACTTCGCCCGGCCTACCGGACGTAGCAGGAACCGTAAGTTGGGAACTAAAGACAGACTCATTCGGTAACTGCTACATCGAACAGACTGCAAGCCCCGCAACTGTAAATGGATTTGAGGTTGATGGGTGGAAGCTACTTGCATCGGGCTACACAAATTGTTGCGATGATGTATACGGATCATCGGACGGTGGGGGATACGAACCGTTGAACGGACAGGATCCATCAACGGAAGTTTGGGACGAGCTTAATGTCGATGCGGATTGTTGTGACGTAGGTAGCGGAGGAGGTCCGTGATGCACAAAGGTGTTGGCTCCGTAATTGAAAGCTGGATACCGGACTGGGCGTTGTCTCGCAAACGCAGTTCGTGCAACTGCAACAAGATCAGAGATGAGATGGACGCACTTGGACCGGACGGAGTTGAAGCGAACATCAAGAAGTACGTCGAACACTTCGTGCATCAACGTAAGTATCTTCGTCGAAAGTTTCGAGTAGCTCCCGACTTGTTGCTGCGAGCTTGGGTCGAACTCATGATCAAGAACGCTTGCAACAGAGTTCGTAGGCACGATCGAAAGTAGCTTCTCTGAACGCAGTCTGCGTTCCCCCCTCGGCCCCTCGTCGCTTACGAAAATAGGCTCGTTCTAGGGTAGCCCGAAAAGAAACCTCAGAAATTCGAAAAAAACTTCCCGCCCCACAATGGTGCTGTACAGCGAAAGGGGAACAAAATCGAAGTAGGGGGCTAATTGATCTGGTAAGGGGGGGGCTAATTGTTTCTAATTCAGTAAGTGAGGTTAGCTACCTCCAACACTGATCTTTAACAATTTGGTTTAACGCATCCGGCAGTGATCTGAGTCGTCCGGAGATTCCCTATCGAGGGGGTTATTAACTTTCTGAACTACGAGAGCGAGTTCGAAACGAAACGCAAAGCCTTTCAGTTTCAAATTCAATCAGAGTCATTCAGCGAACCCCCCTTCGAGACACAACCAAGTCGCAAGCTGGAACCTAGTCGATGCGGAGCGGGAATCACAAACATCGTATGAGTGTTGCGGGTAAGTCTTTCGAACCCCGACCTACCGCCGGATGAGGCGGGATCTCAAGGACAGTACTTTCAGTGTTGACCCCTCTGAGCTACGAACGAAGAACACAAGCCGCATAGCCGCTTAGCTGTTCCGAGAACGAGTCAGAGAATCACGAAGGAACCTGATAGCTACAAAGAGATCGTTCAGATAGAGCCAACGACGCAGTCTAGCCGCAAGCTAGTCGAGCCGAGACGCAACACACCTGACCTAGTCAGTAACTTTCACAGGACAAGTCCCTGTGTGAGTGAAAGCGGTCGGTCGCATGACATTAGTAGTCATGCCTGATGAGTAACTTCGAAACCGATAACAGGAACAGAGACAATGACAAAACTTACAGCAGTCGGCGTAGCAAACGCAATCGCATCCGTGCTTCAAGCATCCGGTGATTCAGACTACGCAGCACAGCAGTTACAGGCAATCAGCAACGCACTGCTCGACGGAGTAGCAGACAAGCAAGAGCAACTCGAAGAATCCTTGATGCACCACTACGGTGATGGCACTGAGATGAGGCGGCTAACATTCTGCGAGAACCTTGGCGACCTCCTTGGCGACAGGGCAATCGAACTTGACGACACGTTTTACGCAGACGCTCCCGAAGCTGACCTGTAGGACACGCAGCACACTTTCACTTTCAATACTTACACCGGAGACAGAGACATGACGAAGAACACAAACGTAGAACACGCAAACTCATTCGAAGCTACTATCACTTTCAAGAGTCGAGAAGATGCAGCACGTTGGCGACGACGATTCGATGATGCTGTTCAGTTCAGCAGCGGGTGCAAGATGCTGTTATGTGTCGAGGGTGATCCTGATGAGTCGGACCGGCTCAAAGAACTCTGCGACATCCTGCATCAGAATGACGAGACAAAGGATCTCACCTACTTTCAGTACGGAGTCGAGATTGAGTATTACGTTGCAGTCGTCTATTGCGGACACACTTGGGTTCAAGAGTTCGGCGACTACGACAAGAAGGTAGTCAAGCAGGAGATCAAAGACTTGAAGTACAGCGACAAGCTCTGCGGCATCCGGCAGCCGTACCAACTGCTGACTGTTCGCAACGATCAGCAGGAGGACATCGACAAAGCGATTGCAGAATTAGCGGACCCCAAGTAGGTCGAAACGCCTTCGGGCGTCAGGGCAGGTTGGCTACCTGTCCTCTGATGAGACAAGCCAGTAACAATTCTTCCAACAGGAAAACACAATGAAGATCGTATCAAGCATCAAGACTCTCGCAAGCAACATCCGTTTCCTTTGCACTCTTGACATGACGGAGCAGCACAAGTTGCTCAAGCAGGTTGAGAGAACACAGCTACGACAGGAGGATAACATTGAATCCTTCGGTCACAGGCTTGATGACATGCCAGAGTCGATAGAGCAATCAGTCAGCAGTGCGATGGACAACTACGAGATCGAAGGTGACATTCGAGACGCTATCGACGCATACGACTTTACCCCATACCTCGAAGAACTCGCAGAGAACATCGACATTAGCGACGAGATCAGGGAAGCACTGGGTGACATTGAAGACAACATAGACTTCGACACTCACATTGAAAACTATGTCGAGTACAACATCGACTTCGATGCCATCGTTGCAGATCACATGGACATGAGCAGCATCGCAGACATAGTTGATGAACGCATCGAGGGTAACGACTTCGGAGGAACCTTCGAGGAACTCACCGAGAAGGTACAGAACCTTGAGCTACAGCAAGCATCACTTGTGCAAGGCTTGAGCGTAAGGTTCGGTAAGCTCGCACAGTCATTGATGTTCAGCACCGACTGGTCGCAGGACGCAGAGGTTCAGGAAGCAGAGATCAACGAGGCATTGTCTGCAGAGGTTCAGGAAGCAGAGATCAACGAGGCATTGTCTAATGCAAACAACGATCCAATCCTTGAGATCCTTCAAGCAGTCGAAGCAGAGAAGCAAAGCAAAGAGTAGTAGCCATGTTGAACTTACCCATACCGGAGACAGAATTATGCAGACCGTTACCTATCTATCACATGAAATCACAGACGCGACTACGCAGAACGACAAGATCCCGAAACCCAAGCTAGATCAGTTTGGATACACGCGTAGCTCAGGTTCACCGACAGAGTATCGCTTGAAGTTCGAGGGGTCGAGTCGTTGGTTTCGCGTGTACTGCTTGCAGTTTTCAAATGCTGCCTCACACTTCATAAGGTACAAGAACGACCGCTTGTACTTGAAGGGTTCGCATTGGGATGACATCACCGACTTGGCAGCACAAGAGAAGTCGAAGCGGAGTAGTCATGTCGGACAGATCGTTGTACTCAACGAACTTCCAGACGCAGTACGCTGGGAGATCCTTGAAGTGAGTGATCACGATGGAATGTTCACCGTGCGAGAAGAAGGTACTGACTACCGTCCGCAGTTGATTCATTCTTCGCAGATTCACAAGCGAGTATGAGAGTCGAAACGCCTTCGGGCGTCTGCGGGGTTCCGTCCTACCCGCACTGATGAGACAGGACACAACTACTCGATCTTCAAGGATCAATGCTATGACTACTACACTTATAAGCCCAGTTCAGCAGGCTGTTCGCGATCACCTTGCATCAGAGTTTACAAGGGAGGTTATCAAGGTTCCATTGTCTGGTCCCGATAACATGCCGAGTCCGCACTACGGCTTGTGCTTTGATGATGCAGAGAGCAGGGAGGATTGGATGCGATGCACAGTCAAGAAGGGTTACATCCCGCATACCCGCGAGGACGTAGCAGTGCTGTCCGAGACTGTAGCTGCCGGACTCGATCTCGAACTTGATCAGGTGAAGATCAGTGCATTCTTTAAGCCGCATACTGGTCATCGCGTTGCAGTCCAGCCGACTATCGGATACCGGAAGGCTTTGTCTGCAAGTCCGCTTGATACCTTGTGGCCAAAGTTCATTATCAACGCGAACTACGGAGGTTCATTTACTGCACAGTGCGGCATGTACCGCGATGCTTGTTCGAACATGCAGATGATGCGAAGGGTAGAACACACGACCGTATCCCTGCGGCACGTTGGTAACTTCCGCGACAACTTCGATGACACAGTATCGCAGTGGCAGTCATTGTCTGCGAGGTTCGACAGCATCGTTGAAGCGGCTAACCACTTTCGAGAGACAGAGGTTCGTGCTGCCGACTTCTACAACAGCCTGTACCCTGAGCCGAGTGCCGCTGATACCGCTGCGAAGCACAGGCGTCACAAAGAGAAGCTCAGGTCGATGATGTCACGCTTGCTCAAGGAGCGAAACAAGATCGGCAACACAACAGCAGACGTTGTGAAGTGTAACCTTTGGGAGCTAGTCAACAGCGTGACAGGATTCGTGCAGCACGACAAACGCAAGACTAGGGACGGCAAGAAACTCGATCCTGTTACGAAGTCGTTCTTAGGTGTTGCCGACAAAGAGTGTGACAAGGCTTGGGATTACGCATTCGATGCAGTGCCGTTTGCTGCAGCGTAGTATCGCCCTGTGAATCGAAACGGCACGTTGGCTGCGTGTCGTCTGTTGCGAAGTGGTTTCGCAATACTGATGAGACATACCTACAGGATAAACAGATGACCAAAGTTACAGAGAAGCCAGAGTTCAATTCTATCTACGATCGTGTCGACGACGCAGCGATGTCAAGACTGACATTTGCTTTGTCGTGTATTGCAATGGGCGATGACATTACTGACGACGAAACGTATTTGAAAAGCGAAATTATGAGACTAACAGATCTTGTTACGCGAATGGAACTTCGAATGTCAACAGCACGTCCATTCAAGTCTGCATCTTCGTTCTACAGACGACAGATCGTAGTAGTCCAACAGTTTATTGATGCACACAAAACAGAACTTACAGCAAGGACAAAACACAATGACAACTAGAATTAAGATCACAGTCACAGATGCAATGCTCGATGAGCTACGCAGAAGATCGAAGAAACAGGACATGAACGTTAGCAAGTATATACGCAGCGTGTTATCCAAAGACCTTATCGGACCCGAACAGAAGCATCTTCACAACGATGTTGTACGAGTCGGGCGACCCCAAGTACACAAACAGGATGAGACATAATGACGAAGTACAAGATACGAAAAGCAACAGTCAACGATCTACCTTCGCTCATGGAGATAGAACACCTCGCAATCAAGGAGTCATTGCCTGTTGAAACCATCTCGTTAATCATGGACAACTCGAACTACACCGTTTCTGTATGCACCGTTGACCTTGATAGCGACGAAGAAATCCTCGGCTACACAATGTGGCAGGACGTGGACAACACGCATGTGATCTCACGCTTGCTTGTTCATCCTTCGTGCTGGAACCGAGGTATTGGCAAGGCATTAATGACTCATATCATTGATGACTCAGAGAAGTGCGGTAACGAATGTGATTTTGTTTGCATTCCAGATCAAGCCGTATTGCTGTTCCCGTTTTTCTTACGCAGTCTTGGGTTCAAGTTGAACCGCAAAGCTGGTATCGTTTCCCTGTATTCATTCACCGGAGAATCAGAATGAAAAGTTCAATTGAATGTAGCGTTCGTTACGACGAAAGCAACGAAGATTACCACGCAGACAAGCAGTGGATCTCATCTTCGCAAGTCAAAGCATTTGCAAGCGGACCTAGTGTCTACAAGATGCGGTACGTTGACGAATACAAACAGCCGTACAACAAGTCGTTTGCTCTCGGCTCGTTAGTTCACTGCATGGTTCTTGAGCCCGACAAGGTTGAACAGCGATACATCGCTGCTCCGCATCATGATCGACGCACCAAGGAGTACAAAACTTGGGCCAATCATTACGCAAATGACTCGCGAACAATCGTCAGTGCAAAGGAGTGGGACACAGCTAACGCTTGTAGCGATGCTGTCTACGACAACCCGTTCGCCTCTGCACTGTTTACGACTAACGGAACCGTTGAAGCAAGCTACAGGTTCAAGCATCGCGGTATTCAATGCAAGTTCCGTCCTGACAAGCTAATCGCTGAACGCAAGATCGTTGTTGACCTGAAAACGATCAGCGAGTGTACGCTGCCGGAGATCCTTCGCTCAGTACGCAAGTACAAGTACGGGCTACAGGCAGCACACTACACAGTCGGAGCAGAAACAGTATGCGGAGGTACAGAGCGATTCAAGTTCTACTTTGTGTTTGTTGAAACCTCTGCACCGTTTCGATGCTGCTGTCTTGAAGTCTTGCCAGATAGCTTGTACGGCAAGATTGAATTGTGGGAGCAGAACCTATGCGAGCTTGATAGCAGGCTGCGACTTGATGACTGGACTGAAACTGAATTCTATACGCAACTACAAGAGATCGAGGTTTGAATATGACTACGCAACTATCACTACGACAGAACCTGCAGGGCGATGCTTTCAAAGAACGACTCGCGAGTGTGCTTCCGATGCACATTACTCCTGAAAGAATGGTCGCAGTCACACTGACTGCATTGAGTCGAACCCCCGCACTTTCAGGGTCGGACATTGATCAGGCATCGTTCTTCAAGTCAATGATGACACTGAGCGAGATCGGCCTTGAGCCGAACGGTACCCATGCTCACCTGATTCCGTTCTTCAATTCGAAGCGGCAGTGTCGAGAGGTTCAGTTGATCGTGGATTACAAAGGTCTTGTACTGTTAGCTAGCCGAGCAGGTTACACAGTTCAGGCCAGAGTCGTCTACTACAACGACGAGCTTGAGTACGATGGATTTGAAGTCACTCGTCACGTTCCTGCTTACCTACTTGGCAAGGACAACGGTGACGTGCTTGCGTTCTATTGCATCGTTACCTCAGAGAAAGATCGACGCATTGAGTTTATGTCGAAGGCAGAGGTAGACAAGGTGCGTACAGCAAGTCGCGGAGGGTCATCGGGTCCGTGGCGAGATCACTATGTTGAGATGGGCAAGAAAACAGTGTTCCGTCGAGCCGCGAAGTACATTCCCTTTGAGCCGCAGACTGCGACCGCGATCCTGAAAGGCGATGATGATGTTCCTGAATCTTTGAGCAAGCAGCGGTCCAAGACAGTTGACGTTGCGGAGTTCAAAGCTATGTTGGATGTGTCTCATCAGACGGACGAGTCACAGTCGAACGCTTCTCCGGTGACACACGACGAGTAGCTCGAACCGATCCTGTTGCGTTCCAGCCCCCTGACAGCTATCAGTTAGGGGGCTGGATTCGTTTAGGGGGGTCAGGTAGCTCCCCTGACCTATCTCACAGGCCGAGATAGCCTAGTTCGCGTCTGAAATGCTTGGTTATAGCCCCTCAGACTATCCCGAGGCACAGAAGCTACAGGGGTCCGGTAAAACAGGGGGCAAGATCGAAGAACTAGGGGTCAGTTCAGCGAGGTTCACGACGAGCATAAACATATTCGTTGTGTCTATCGTTTTTTAATCTGACCCCAGTAGACAGACAGCTTCGGATCTGTATTTTGGATAGCTGTCTCGGATGCCGACACAAACAGCATCACCTGCGGGCGTTTGATAGCCGCCCAGCCGCGACAGGTCGCCCTGTCCCGTATCTTCTCGCCAAAGAATAGCTACACCAATCAGACATGATCTGTGGGAGTGGACTTTCGAGTGTGACCCGCTGTTTGACTCTTTCAAATAGCAAGCTGGCTAGTAGGGAATTGTTACACACCTACACAGCAAAACAAAATCAAATTAACCCCCCTTCCTTTCAAGCATGTGCTTGAAGGGGGTTGGGTATTACTTGTTATAGGTTTACAGATGAGACAAAAACAAAAGAACAAACGAGAGTGGTTGTACGGAGAACTACGCAGCACAAAAGACTTGTTCATTCGGTCGCGTGATAAGCGGGCAAAGGAGACTATGCCAGCGGGTACGACAATGCCGTACAGATTGCGGTTGTTTGGATTGCCTATTACAGACGCTGTGACTGTTACTGCGAGATCCGTTGATGATGCAGCAGAGCGTTTAGCGGATTCCATCATGCAGACATCAAGTAGTCCGAGCAGTCAGATTCGCATTGTCTCGATGGATAACAAAATTGCTTGGACCTTTGAGCAAGGCAAGCTATTGAGGAAAGTTGATCGCACCTACACCGGAGAATAATCATGTTCAATGAATCAGAAGAAAAACAAGCCCGTCAGTTGTACTGCCGATGGTTTGCGAAGTTCCCGAAGATGAAGAACCCTACTGATATCAACAGCAGATCGAAGTACGACTTCGCGATGCAGATTGGTTGGGAGAAGATGAGACTAATGATGACCGCAAGAAAAGCAAACACGGACAAGAACGGCTACCCGTACCCTTGGACGAAATCAGAATTTTGGAGTGATAGCAAATGACGCAGGACGGAACGACTGATGATGACAAACCCGCAGGCAACGTATGTTGCGATACCTGCAACGAAAGTTGCGATCTCATATACGAGGATTGCGGGTTCGGTACTACAGAAGCGTGGGGCTATGTAACCTCGCACGAAGATTGGCAGTGGGTTAGCTCCTGTTGCTTCGATACTTACACACCGGAGAACAATGATGAATAAACAAGAACCAAAAGACGAGATCGCTTCGCTACGAGAACAGATTTCGACGCTTCGACTGTTGCTTGGAATCAGACAAGACACAATCGACAGTCTGCGAGCAGTGTTGAAGCACGTATCAGAACTTACAAGTGGAAAAACGGAGAATGATAATGAACTATAGGCTTGAAGTATTTGGGGTGAACGAAAGCACGGGTTATCATCAGCGTGGTTATGATCGACGTTGCTTCGCAAACGCAGACTACAACGTGTGGCTGAAATTACTCGAAGATGGGGTATGCAATCGCATCAAGTTGATCGACACAACAACAGGCATTACGATCAAGGAGGCAGTTCTATGTCCAACCGAGTAACAAATGACATAGCTCGAAGGGAGTTGTTTCAGATAGCAAAGTTTTATCCGACGCTTTCAGGCTTGTTATGCAAAACGTGCAAGGCAGGAGGTACTGAAAGGTTCGGGACTGTTTGGGCTACAAAGCTAACGGAAGCAAACCTTGCGGTTGATCACTTCATAAATGTGTGCGACGAGTACGCATCCGGTGAGGTTGACATGCCAAATCCATCTGATCGACTGTGTCGTGACATCATAGTTGCAGTACGCGACAGGATGCACTCTGAGACAAGACGCTTGCGACAGTTTGAAAAGTATCACGATCAGAAGCGAGACGTAGGAGCTATGCAAAAGGTTCGAGCCGATGGCATTTACGGGTATTGGGGAATTGAACTTGGTCGTATGTTAGCTCAAGGTCATTTGACCAAGGAGGAACACGACAAAAGGTTCAAGGAGGTACGAGCATACGACATGGAGGATGGTCCGCTACCGGATTGGGTAAACAATGCCAAAGCTATACGAGGTGACGATACCGTACGTCCTCAAAAACCATAACGCAGGACAGCAGCGGGCATGGCAGATTGCAGCAGCGGAACGCAAGAGATGTGAAAAGCAACTGCGAGCAGAAGGTTATATCCGTAAGCCATGCGAGCGACCGATTTCACTTGAGGTAGTTCGCAATCTTGGTCCGAAGCAAAGGTTCTGGGACAACGATAGCATCCTGCGAGGTACCGCGAAGCAATTGATCGACTCACTTGTTGCTTGCGGTTGGTTCAAGGATGACAGTCCTGCATATTTGCAACAGGTCATTGGCAGACAACAAGTTCTGTTCGATGACGAGAACAAAAGATTGACTGCGAGTACGACCATTGTAATGTGGTCAACCTTCGCAACATTCAGTTAGAACAGCCCCCGTAGCATACGCTGCGGGGGCGTTTTTTTCGTCTACATAATTCCGCAGGACGGACCGCCAAACTTGTATCCGTAGGTTTTGAATGTCACAATCATGTGCTTGTGGGGTCAAAACATCCGGCAGGACGGTTGTAATTCTAGTCGCCCCACTTTGTTGCTTCCGTCCTGCTTCAAAACCAACGAGGGAACGATGCGTTTTACAACACTGTGTCTTTTGATCGCGGCTTGCATTATTGGCTTGAGCTTGAATAGCTCATCGGATGCTGGGGATGTCCGCGAGGTTGAAGTGGAGCAAGTTAAACAGACTGCTGTATCTGCCCCCCTGTTTCAACGAACAAGAAGCAGAACGGTTAACGTGGAGGTAAGCGAAACAGCCGCTCCTGTGCAAGCTCGATGCGGGCCGAACGGATGCAGCACTGTCAGGTCGAGAGTAGTTGAGTCGATCAGACAACCTCGCAGCCGTGGCGGGTTCATTGCAAGACTGCGTAATCGTAGCTCGCGTCGAACTGTTTCAGTATCTCGCGGATTCAGTCGCTAATGCGTAGCTTGTTTGTCCTCGCAGCGGCATTGTTTTTTGCTGCTATTGCTTTCGAAGATCGTACAGTCGCGGATGCTCCGACCGAAACTCGGCGTGTTCTGTATGTCGTCGAGCAACAAGAACGATCAGTACTGCGAGGACAGGCAATCGCACAGAGTCGAGCAGACTACATGGCTTCGTACAACTTCAAAGGACACCCACCAAAGTCAGCCGGCAATCAATGGTCGGTCAAGGGAGCAAACTTTGAAGGCGTAGGATGGAATAGCTCCCCGACTCGCGATGCAAACAGAGTTGGCACCTGTAGGCCAAGCGGCAGATCAGGTAGTCAAGACGATAACAGTCGAACATTGTTAGGCGATGCTGTAAGTCGCAGCCGCTACGGAACTTTCAGAGTACGAATTTGGGGTCGATAATGCGGAACAACAAAGCGTTTCAATTCTGCGTAGGTGCATTTGTGTTGTTCCTTGCATTTCGGCTCTATCAAGAGCAATGGTTCACCTCATTGTTCGAGCAACGCAGCAACGAGGACGGAGTAGAATCGCTCGATCTCGTTGCGATGTTCATTACGGCTGCGGTATCCGCAGTGCAGATGGTTGGCTTGATTGCGATAGGTATCGTTGCTGGATTGCAACCGTTAGTCACAAGTCTTATGGATGGCATGATCGGTATGTTATCGCCAAGTCAAAGCAAGTCCGATGACTCTGTTCAAGAACTGCTCAAACGAATCGCTGATCTCGAAGCAGCGAACGAGAAAACAGATGCCTGAACAGCAACAGAAGATCAATCCTGTTTTGCTGTTAATCATTGCAGCGGTAATCGGCTACTTCGTACTCGCACGAAAAGCGGACAACAACGAGCCGCCGCCAAAACCTACTGCGGGAGCTACAGTCGTCATTGTTCCTCCGGTCGGGTTCGGTGCCAGCATGAAACTCGATGAGTGGGCTGCGAAAAACAAGGTCGAAATTCGTCGCTATCGCGAGGATGCTGACGTAAGCAAGGCCGAGCCAGAGGTTCGAGAGTTGTTCGAACTTACGAAGGGCAATCGTCCGTGTGCGATCACTGATCTGAATGGTCGCATTGAGATCCTTCCGTTAGACGAATCGCTACTCCAACGATTGGACGATCTGAAATGACTTATGAATCGGGATGGATACCGAGAAACTATGACGAAGATCCTGTAGGTTCGTGTGCGGCTGCGTATTCGGGCGAAAGAGTCAGCATGGATGATTGGCCTGAACTAATTGACTATCAATCGCGAAACGTATGCTCGGCGTGGCACGTACACAAGTACAATCGTGTTCCTGTTTTGAATCAGATAAGGTTCAAGTACTGTTGGGCGTATGCCGTGATCGCAGGAGTCATGAACCGCTACGCATTTCAAGGACTAAACAACCCTGTTGCTGAGTTGTCCGCTACCGCAGTCGCAGCACAAGGCAAAAACTATCGCAACGTTGGGGGTCACTGTTCGCAAGCTATTGCCTACGCAGAAAAGTACGGCATCCCAGAAGCAAGATATTGGCCGAACAACAGCAAGGACAAATCGTACGCACGCGATGACGAAGTAAAACGATCTGCGAAGGAAACGAATGTCGTCGAGTACGAAGATTGCGGAGATGATTTCGTTGCTGCGATCTCTGCAATGCTCACTACGAACCTTCCCGTGGCGTTCGCAATCCCGCGATGGCGTCACGCTGTCCTTGGACTGCGGTTGTACTGCAAGAATCCGCGACGACCGAGAAGTTTGGGGAGCTACAGGTTGGACTTCGTCAATTCATACGGTGTGAAGCATGGTCAATCTGGTTACGGTCACATCGTTGGCGACACAATGCTTGGCCAAGAACACATTGTCATCAAGTCCGTGAAAGTAAAACAAGATGTTTAGTAGCGTAGCGGATCCAACAATCGTTGCAGTGTTGCTTGGAGGACTTGGAACTCTCGCAACAGTCGTCGGCGTTTTGTACAAAAACACAACGACACACTTTCAACAAGTTCAAGTGAAGTTGGACGACTGCGAGAATGATCGAGCAGAGTTGTGGCATGTAATTGCAAAGCAGGCTGGTTGTCCTGTTGAAGATTTGAAACGAGAACAAAAATGACTCAGAATCTCAAATATGAAAACGATACACTCGTAACTGGTCAGGCGATTCAGAGTGATGCAGAGGTCGCAGGGACAAGTTTGCTGTTTACTGATTCAGATGTGGACGAAATTTCGTTGTACATCACTTGGTCGAATCAAACCTCTTGGCAAGGGTGCGAATGTTATGTGATCGATCCAGATGGCAATTATCATTACGTTTTCAATGCAGGTAGTCTGCCATTTGGTAGTGGGCAAAGAGCAGACGTGTTTGTGATTACTGCAGCGTCCGGCAACTTTCCGTACACGCAAGATGGAACTTGGGAATTTTATCTTGAAGATCAAATGTACAACACTTGCAACATTATTCAGGTGCGAGTTACAGTCAAATGCACTGATGCAAACATGCCTGCAACGCACAACGAAATTTCGTGGTATGGAGGCGGTTGGTATCGGGGCGGAGTTGATTTGTCCAACAACCAGAATCATGTGTACCCATACAACAATGCAACTATCGTTGGCGACACAGGTTCTAACGGTGCCAATGCGTTTTCGTTTTCATCTGCATCGAGTCAGCGATGGTCAGATGGAATCATTGCAGACTATAACAACGAACCGCAATGGTCCGTCAGTGCGTGGGTGAAACCTGATCAAAACACAGCATTCAAACAGGTGATTTTTTGCAACCACGGATATGTGCGGGGCAATTTTCAGTTGTATCAAAGCTATGATGAATTTGGTTTGTTTCTCGGTTATTTCGATCCTACTTACAATTCAGGTGATTCAGAAACAATCGTAAGCACAAACACAAACATCACTGCAGGCGATTGGTACAACGTGGTTGCAACATTTGATGGTAATGCAAATCCAAAATTGAATCTGTTTGTTGATGGTGTTGCTGCGAGTGTGAGTCGAACAACAGGTGGAAATGGATTGACCACAATGCCTGACAACAGTTATGCAGGAACAGCACCCGATCAAACAATAGGTGCAATGAAACAGGCAAACAGTTCAACAATCCATTATCCGTTTGATGGTTCTGTTGATGCTTGCAGGACGGTCAATTCAGTGTACACATCAGAGGATGTGTCATGGTTGTCATCAGGTCGTGATAGTGCCGGTGGTCCTGTTGTTTTCAAACCGTATTTCATACCTCAAAATCAGACTGCAGGAATGTTCCAATGATCAAAAATCAAGCAGGCCAATTAATCTCGTTTCTAATGTTATCAGCGACAGACGGTTCAGGCGTAAACACGGGGACAACCTACGTTGGCTTAATGAAAGATGGATCGGCACCAGTCGCTGCAACGAACAGCCCTTTCCACAAGTCGAATGGCAGTTGGACGTTATCACTGACGCAAGCCGAAACAAACTGCGATCACCTTCTTGCTGTGATGACGATTAGCGGTGCGATTACATCAATGACGCAGGTTTACACTGTCGATCCAGCAAACTTCAAAGCAGACGTTTCTGCTCTTGCTACTGCCGCAAGTATCACGGACATCAAAGGGTCAACATGGTCTGCATCGACCGACACATTGGAATTGATCAGGGATCGTGTTGATTTGGGAATAACACTGACGGCAGGGCAAAACAATTTCAATCCTGCGACAGACACGGTAGCCAATGTCACACTCGTCGCGACTACAACGACGAACAGTGACATGAGAGGGACAGAGAACGCCAATACGGTCGCACCCGACAATGCTTCTGTCGCTTTGATCCTTGCCGACACCAATGAACTGCAACAGAACCAAGGCGACTGGGCTACTGCGACTGGGTTTGCAACTATCAACCCAGACAACGCAGGGATCACAGCTAACGGAACAGCTATCGCAGCGAACCTTACCGCTATTAACAATTTGAATGACGTAACAGTGCAAGAATTTTGGGACGCATTGACTTCGGGGAGCTACGCATCAGGGTCATTTGGCGAACGACTGCTTCGCAGTACAACGCAACAAGCAGAAGTTGCGGTCACAGGTAGCAATCATGTTGCAGCGGACATACACGAACTACAAGATGACGTAATAACCTCCGCAACTCTCGACGCTTCTGCGATTACTGACATTCAAAGCGGACTTGCGGAAGCTACCGAGCTTGCGTTGGTCCCAAAAACTGGTTCGCCCTACACGCATACGAATCAAGCGGGCGACACAATGACCGTAACTATCACATAGGCAACAGGCATGGCTATCGTAAATTCATTCGCAGTATTCTACGGAGCAAACTACCCGTTAGAATCAAACGTTCTTGATACTGCACCAACGTATGGTGACGCAATGAATGTTCTAAACGGAACTTACGTTGCGGGAGGTGGTGACGCAATACCTGCGGCTGATGATGTGCGTGACGGAATAGCTACCGGACAAACTGTTGGCACCATTGAACTACCAGATGCTGGCGAGGTGTTGTTGGGAGTAGGCTATGGGGCTCAAGGGACAGAGCGAACGGGTACTCTTGTCGTGAACAATTCAGCAGGATCGTCAGAGTTACAAAAGGACATTGCGTTCAACGCAGGAGATGACTACCTCGGCGTAAATGCGATCACGTGGGAGTCAAATACGTTCGCACCGATGGACGGTACGTTGTACTTCACGCTCGTTGATGATCAATTTGTCGAGTGGTTGAACGCTTCGCCTACTTACTCGTCGCAAACCACTGTCAATCTTGAACTTACGCACGAACAAACTGCCGAGATCCCAAGCGATGTGTACCGCTACGGCATTCGTCACGTTGATCCAAGCGGAGTTGTTCGTACGTTAGCTCGCGGATTCTGTTCCGTTGCTATGTCATACGCAAACATTGACCCGAGTTGACCGCAGACTCGCAGCCCGCAGACTATTCGACCCCTGATTCCCCCTTGACTTCTCACGAAGGAGGGGTCAGGATGACGAAAAGGGGGTCAAATAACTCCCCGCGAGGTAGCTCCCACATGCCTGTCTAAGGCGGTTTCCGATTTTAGGGTGTAAGTTAGCCTATTGGCTCAGAATCCGAAGTCTCAGGGGGCTGAGATAGGCTAGTGGGGGTCACAGGAGGTTAATTGCCGTAGGTACTACTTTCGCCTCTCAAAGACGATGAG